CTTGGATACAATGTTTGTTTTTGTCCGTCCATTTTTATTCCAGGCTTAGGAGTGTAATCGTGTTGCACACACATTACAGCATATTTGTCGTCTGCTTGATCAAATAGTTCTTTTACATCTTTTAAAAACACGATATCGGAATCACAGAACAGTGCCCAGCCTTTATAATTTGCTAGGGCAGGAACTAAAAAACGTGTAAATGTAAATTCTGTTGAAGCAAGTTTATCTTCACCTCTCCAATACCATTTGTCTTGTCTGAGTCTATTTTGATTTAAAGGAATAACTTCTACGTCGTTGCTGTGTTTCAATGCCGAATACTCGCACACTTGATAGGCGATGTCTTCTCTTGTGTCATAGCCTACAAAAATTTTCATGATTTTGTGCCTACTGTTCTTCTTACGATGTCATCGTGATTAAATTCTGCCCAATACAATTCAAATGCTACTCCATCTTCTATACCCTCGAACTGATGAAATTTTCCTGGCTTGACTGTGGTAAAATCACCTGCATGGAGAACAGTTTCATCTAGCAATCCTTCTTGATCATCTTGCCACACTCTTACAAGCATTTTGCCCGACTCTACAAAAAATCCATTCCATTTAAATTTATGCGTATGTTCTGAACATTTGTATCCTGCTTTAAAATTTATTCTATGAAATTCTAGTACGCCATTCTTGTGTATTAGTTCAGTTTGTCCCCAGATTTTTCCTGCTTTCATTGTAATTTGTGCTCGTATCCGTTTTCATCTAAGAACTTTTTGACAGTCCATTTAGGCTCCCAACCAAGTTCTTTCATTTTTGTTATGTCTGCTAATGTGTCTGGTCTTTCTCCTGCCATACCTGGTTTGATAGGTAAGTTGGGACAGATGTCCGACACCTTAACACTTTGTCCTGTGCCTATATCAATAGGACCTTTAAAGTCTGTATTCATTAGTACAATCACTGCCTCGCACACATCATCGACGTGTACAAAGTCTCTTGTGTGGTTAGTAACATATTCTAATTTTCCTGAAATTAGTTTGTCAAAAAACATATTCAATCTAGGCGTATCGGAATAAACTGTGTGAAATCTCATTGCAACACAATTATCATGCGGAATGTATTCGATACAGTGTTTACTAGCGGCATAAGGATTTCGCCATGGATCATACTGTGAACTTGAACTAGCAAATAGAACTCTAGTGTCTTTATAATGTTCTAAAATTCTTTTTGTGCCTTCAACATTGTTGTCCCAGTATTTTTTTGGATCTGCAAGTGATTCTCTTACTCCACCTATACCTGCTAGGTGAATTACTAGGTCAACTTCAGGTAGTTGTGCTGAAATGATATTTGTGTTTTCTTTTGTATCAATACCTACAATGGTATGATTGTCTTTTTCTAATCGTTTTACAAGGCGTGTACCGATAAAACCTTTGTCACCTGTGACTAATATTTTCATATTGGATTCCTTTTTTTAAATTATTTATGAAGTCAATTATTTGGATGTAGTAGATGTGATGCCTTGTGTTCTGGTAAAATATGGCTTGTACACCCTTACCCATGAACATAATTGTCGACACATTATGGCATCGTTGGGCCACCAACCAAATTGGTCTTGCTTGTCAATAATTTTTTTAGCCGCCCAAGGTTTTATAACATATGCACTATGACCTGGCATACCTTGTGGCACTTCGCATTTTGTTACCCAAGGCACTTCGTTCATGCCTTCCTTTAATTTATTATGATAATCCTTTGATTTAAATGTATTTCCTCTAGGATCGTTTATACTATATGCTCCTACGTCGTCGGAAGTTTCTATTGGAGTAAATTTGTTTGTAAAAATAGCATCATGTTCTAAAATACAAATAGGTTCATTAAGATTTACACATTTTTTCCAGAGTCTATAATGACTTTGTGCCGCCGCAATTCTCTTTTTGTTGTCCACAGTTTTGTATGGAATCAGTCTTAGATTTGTTTTGTTACAATTAATTTTGTTGTGTAAGGGCCAAGTCCATTCCACGTCAAACAATGTATCTGGAGTTGTTGCTAGATATATTTGTGCGTCCAGTTCGCTGTTAGTGTCTTTTATACTTTTTAGACAATTTTCAGCGTGATTAAGGCTGGTGCTGTTTTTTATTATTGTAATAATGAATGCTTTCATTAGAAGGTGCCTATTTTGTTTAAAACTTCAAATGGATCTTCTCCGAACGTTGCTTCTAATTTTACTAACATTTCTTTTTTCAGTGCTTTTTTAACATGGTCTAAAATTAGATTCCATTTTTCTGCTGGAATACAAACCACGCCATCAGCATCTCCAAATATTAAATCATTATTTCTTACAGTGACATTATTAATACTAATAGGCATATTCATTGTTTCTAGTGTTCCTTCAAATCTAATGTCATCAGATTGGCGCCCATGAGCACACAAAGGCAATCCTATTTGTGTTACTCTATCAACATCTCTTGTCTTACCGTCAACCACAACACCTACTGCACCATTTCTATAGGCAAAGTGTGCATTCAGTTCTCCGAAATATGCTTTATCTTGTACATCAGTTGAAACCACAATGACATCACCTGGTTCAACAAAACTGTAACTTCCTAATGCATCAAATATACCTTCCCATTCTTTTGGTTGATCTAATTTTTTTAATTTTAAAGTTTTAGCATACCCCAAAAAACTCCCTGTGTTTAAAAGTTTTATATCTTTACTTAAAAAATGTTTAACTCCATGCTCTTTGCACACATCACTGATCAAGCAACTAGATATAGACTTGCTTAAAATTTTTAATTGTTGAATACGTTTGGCTCTTTGTCCTGCACATATTGTTTGTGCCAATTTTAAATCGTCATTGTTATTGATGTCGACAGATTCGATAGTCTTCAAAGGATATAAAATTGCATCATTGGTATATCTTTTATCCACTGCTTGTTGTTTGGTTTTTACTGCGTAAAAACTCATTGATTCTATGATATGTGTTGGCAAATCTACACTGTTAGGAATTTTTTCACCATACAAAGGTTTTCCATCTTCCCAAAGATAAAGTTTTTGCTCTGTCACAGCAACTAAACTTGTTTTATCACTTGCTTTTAATTTTTTTAATGCAGGATCTATTACATTTTTATCTACAAATGGAGCAGTGCAAAGAACTTGGACTATTATGTCAGCGGATGTAATTTTAGATTCATTTGCAAACATCTGATGACCATCTGTGTTGTTATCTGCTAGAGCAGGATCTCTGTAATGATGTTTAATAGGTAAATCTTGTGCAAGTTCGTGTATGTCTTTATCCTCGCTATCTAACCATACTTCATCTATCTCTTTACAATCTAGAAGTTGTCTAAGTTTTCTTTTGAATAGATATTCGCCATCAAGGATTTGCTTATTTTTATTTTCAATCCTTTCGCTTTTACCTTTTGCTGGAACAAATGCTATTGTTTTCATTTTATTATGTTTTCTAGTGTGTCAGTATCCATCATATTTTTATGTAAAAATCCTTTGCTTAAATTTTTATATACAACGCCATTTTTATTTAAATGGTTTTTTATTACTGCCACAGTCTTTATGACTCTTTGGAATGCTTTTTTATTTGGATCGGTAATTTTGTTTTCTGCTACCAAAAGTTTTTCTCTTTCTCCGGATTCGTAGAAGTGTGTGTTATTTTTATCGCTGTAATCGTAATCTACTCCTAGCAAATAAATTTCTTTAAACCCCATCCAATATGCAATTATACTTGCATCGAATACTGTGCCTCGTGTTGCTCCCCAACCATCTTCAAAATTTCTTGGAAATCCTGCATTTTGAACAGCAATAGAATCAGCATATCCTCTTTTGTAGCACACATAATCTTCTTTTATATCTATTTTAGAAACCTCTGCAACTTTACTTGCATAAAATCTAGGAACAGAAATTTTATCTAATTCTTGTTTAAAATTTTTATGTAATTCTTTGTAAACTACACCGTCTGCACAAAAAAAGTAATCATATTTAGGAAGATTTAACTGCTCTACTGCAAGGAATCCTTTATTACAAATTAAAACTATTTCATCTTTTAATAATTGTAAATTTTCTTTTTTTAAACTTGGAGCACAACCTAAGATAAAACATCTTTGTCCTTTGTGCTTATTTTGAAATTGTTGAAACTGCATTTTTCTTCACTTCTATAATGTAACTGTCTGGTTCCTGCGTAATTTTCCTGTTGTCAATATGGGTAACATTATAAGGCTTTAATGTTTCAATAAATTTCCTATATTCTTCTAAAGTGTATTCTTCAGACCTTCCACTTTTCTTAAACCATGGATGAGGAGTTTTCATTTGATCTATTGGAAATACGTCTTCTATGAAAAATATCCCGTCATCTTTCAAAAAATCAATAAAATTTAAAAAAGTTAATCTGTTTGCATACGGAGTATGCAATCCGTCATCGATTATAAAATCAAATTTTGTGTTTGTCCATTGTGTTTCGACTATATTTTTTGCTGTGTCTTTGATACTATCTAATTTTAGATATTTTACCCTCGGATTTTGCAAAATCGGCAACTCGTGTTCTTTAATTCTATGAAAAATATCCACCCCATATATTGTAGCATTAGGAAAATATTCTAACCAAGCATTCATACTTTCCCCTTTGAAAATTCCTATTTCTAATATATTAATTGGACTATTTTTGACTGGCTGAAAATGTTTTTCGTAACAAATATCATAAGAATGTTTAGAAGATTTATCACATTTGTATTTTTGGAATAGTTGTTTTAGCATTTTTATATCCTAATTTCAAATTGTGTCATACCATGTCTAAAAAATGATTTTGTGTAATCATTTTCTTCTACAAATTGTTTGACTGCCTTTGTTACTCCTGGTTTACTCCATTTACTATTGGGCCATTTGAAGTCATCTCCTAAAATTAATCCTCCTTTTTTAACTTTTGCCCGTGCTTTCATTAAATCTTGATAGCAACCTTCGTATGAGTGATCGCCGTCTATATAAATCCAATCGAAATAATTATCTTGTACTCTATCAAACCAAGAATGTGAGGTAGTCCTAAATATTTTTACAGAATTATTATTTTTAAATTTTTTTACAACTGTTTCATACACATTATCGTAATATTTGACTAATTTTTCTTCAATGTCCATGTAGTTTTTACCTTTTATTTTTAAAAGTTTATTATATTTGTTTAACCATGCGTTGTATGACATTTCACTGTTCTCTTTGAAAGGTTCTATAGAATATGGATCAACCAAATGTAATTCTTTCACACCTTTTTTTACGAATTCTTGTGATGTGTTAGCAAACCACACACCAATCTCCGCACCTATGCTGTCTTTTTTAATTAGATGTAAAATGTTTGGCGCATCTGAATTACGTTGTTTGCCCATCATAATTTCTTGTCTCTCCCATTAATAAAAATGCCATTGTCTCTGGCTCTTTGCATATGATGACTCCATTTTTTTGGATGTCTAGTAGTATATATGTGGATATTTTTTGGTGAAAAGTATACCTGAGACATATGAAAGAATCCACTATCTACTCCAACATGATGTTTTGCTTTTGACATTGCGTAGGCAATATGTTTTAAACTATTTTTTAATAATTCATTTTTAGATTCACCACCTACAATTATTTTTTCGTAATTTTTATATTTTTCTAGTATATCTTGTCTATTTTTCTGCTTCATCATCCTGCTCTTAGATGTTGAATCAAACTGGACAGTAATAAAATTTTTTGGCAATTTCAAATCTTTTGTACAGTCTTCTGCTTTTACTTGTGGAAAGATTTTTAAATATTTTGTTAAGTCTATTCCTTCTTTTGGTTCGTATTTTTGTGGGTGATCTTTGTAGATATGCTCCTCTGCATTGCTATATCCTAGTCCTTTAACAAAGTTTAAAAAGTCTTTGTTGTGTTTAGGCTCATAGTCTAAATGCGGAATGACCTTAACTCTGTTATCTGGAAACAAAGATAAAATTTCGGGCCAACTTTCAGGTTTGTTTCTATTCCATTGATATTTTGTAAGGTGTAAAGTAACTGGAGTATTCTCCATCACACTGTAATTATAGGCAAATAATATGTGATGTATTCTATCACCAAGTCCTGGTGCACCAAATTTAAAATTTGTTCTTACGGTGCTGAATGCTCTTGCAACAATATGTTTCATATTAATTTTTTCAACAGTTCTTCTATATTTTCACCTTTAGCAGGCAATTTGTCTCTTAAGAAAAAGTGGATAAAGTGACTTTCATTCATTCTATTTTTATCAACTGCGGTGTATAATGCATTCCATTTCCAATTCATATTTTTACATTTTACATTTTCTTTTTTTACAAACCAGTTTAATAGCATTTGGTCAGTACTCCATTTATAGAAACCCATACCATCTACAAAATCTTTAAATTCTGGACGTGTGATGAATTGTTTAGGTGTTTGTCCTTTTAAATGTTTTGCAAAAGATTTATTCATGACCATTAAACCCATATTGTAAAATTCAGCACCTAATGTGTTCCATTTCCAATCAACATCTTTTAAATTTGTAAATGCACTCTGTGAATATTTTCTAATTTTGTTCTGGTATTTTTTATTAAGAGGCATTTCACGTTCTAATACTCCACCAAATTCATACTCTGCAGGTAAGTCTAAAAATATATCAGGGGCACTAGGTTTGATATAGATATCACTGTCTACTATTGCAACTTGATCGTATGCATTGAAGTATTCGAATGCATTTTCTTTTTCATAGATAGGCATATAACCTAATCTTGCCACTGCTTCTTTGCTTCTTCCGTTCCTGTTCGGGTCTGGAACTATTTTAAGTTTTGGTTCATACAATACTTTGTGCGTGATGCCATATTTTTTGCAATATCTAGCAACACTGTCTATACAAGTTTGATATAATTTGCTAGGTTTACCTACGCTTACTTGAAATATTAATTTTTTCATTTTAATTGATTAGTAAAACTAAATCCTTTCTTAGAAAATGTAACTTTATTGCCCATATCGAATTTAACATTCAAAATAGATTCATTTAACGCCCAGTCAGCCGGAATAGCGCCATGTTGTATTACCCATTGTACAAGTTTTTCTGCACCTGCTGGTTTTAGGATATACGCTCTTGCGCCTTCCCACCACTGTCCAATAGCATTTTTCTTTGCAGGTTTAAATCCTTCGAATTTTAATACGTCTGTAAATTCATTTTGCACTGAAAACTCTTTTTTGAATAAAACATCGTGTTCAAATATACAGATAGGTTTTCCTTCCTTCAAACATTTACGCCATAAAGAGTATTGACTTAAAAAACAGCCTAAGGTGCCTGGTCTTTCAATTAATCTTCTACTTTTTTTGCTTATTGCACAAAATTTTAAATTATGTTTTGCAATATTTGTTTTACGACCATCAACTCCAGGATACAATTCAAGATTCCAACCAAGGGCTCGTCCTGATGCAAGTGCTTCGTTGGCCCATTGCACAGAATATGGATGTTCAGGTAGATATATTATGTAACCTTTAGGATTTTCCATGTTTTTTTCTTCTATCTTTATGAAATTTTAGTTTCTGCTTGTCTGTAAACCAATTATATTTTAAATTTTTATATCTTGTTCCGTATTTTTTCGTGCCTTTGGCGGTGCTAAAAATTTCTCCACCTGATTTTAGTCCCCAACTGTTCCATGCATACGGAATTTCATTTATAGGAGTGCCGTCCCAATTATCAAAAATTTGTTTCAGTACGTGTTGGTCCACGAACCAATAAATTGGTCTTTGGAAAGCCATAATCATTTGTTGTGCTAGATGTTTTTTGAATCTATCGCCTTCATTACCTATACCAGGACTTATACAACTCGCTATGTACACGTTTCTATCCTTTGGTTTACGCATGGCGCTAGGTGTCTTTGTTATTCTTTGATAATGGTGCAAGGCAAAAGTGACTCTACACAGTCCATCTGCGTCTAATTGTAAAACGTGCTGATGCGTATCAAACAATTTATCCATGATCATAAATCTTCTACTTGACCAATAAATTTTTTGCTTAAATTCATCGTGTTGTCTTGTGTTACAAATTTCCATACCACGACCAAACAAAGAATTTTTCGTATCTAATCTAAATTGATCATAAAAATCTTTCGGATGTCTCTCAAACGTATATGTGATGCCAGGATCTGAAATATAATGTTTAGGATTGTGTTCATCTTGCTCGTAAATCAAATGAACGTGTACGTGTACCTGATGATGATTGAAATGTAAGGTGCTTTTTGCCAAGTATTGTCCATATTCGGCCCAATATTTTGGATCACAACTAAAGTAAATTATATTTTGTTTGTTTATAGGCAAGTCGCCTTCAATTGATAATTTATCAAACGTCATTTTTCCATCTCTTAGGTCTACAAAAACTATTTTTACTTCTTTTTTTACTTTCCATCCAATATCTAGGATTAATTCTACAAAAAGTAGTTAATGTGTATCGCAAATCTATTGCTGTGCTGTTCATTGCTAAATCAGGACTCATAGCACCAACGTTCCAAACCCAATCGACCATTTTTATTGCACCTAGAGGTTTAATGATGTATGCGTGTGAACCCTTTATGTGTGTTTTGTTATAAAGTTCGTGTCCTGACAATCTTGGCAATGTACGACACCACTGTTTCACAGCATCACCCTGATAAGTTTTTGTATAATCTTCATAATTTGTCACTTTTCTACTTGCAAAGTCTAAATGTAGCACATCTTCAAATTTATCTAATAAATTTTCTGGAATCTCACGTAAAACAATGGCATCATGCTCGAATATCATCATTGGTTCAGCACTTGCAATACATTTCTTCCATAATCTATAATGTGATAGCAAACAACCTTTTAAACCAGGATTAATTTCTTTTCTTTTTTGTCCTTTTTTGAAAACTTTTAAGTCTTGTTCAATGAAATGCTTTTCTACGTCGTCACCCCAAGTAGCAGGAAAAGTTTCAGGTTGAATTCCAAATTTATTTGCCGAATCTATACATTCTTGAGCCAAATTTTCACTCATTCCTTCTCCAATCATGGTTATTACGTAGGTAGGAATATTCATTTTTAATATTTATTGGATGTATTTTTAGGTAGTGCTTATATAGAAGCGTCTTCCATTCCAGCAACTCTTAATTTAACAATGTTTGTTATCTGCCATTGTTTTTGGTCAAGTCCTTTTGTGATACCTAACCATTTGTTTCTTAAAAGTGCAAATTCGTTGATTATTTTTTCATAATCTACAACATCTGCTTCGCCGTCGACATATTTTTCAACATCTCTACTAGAAAGTGCTCTTTGATAATTTTCTAAATATTTCTTGAAGTGTTTGCTTCTTAATCTACGTAATTCGATGTTCATATATTGTAATATTGCTTCGATTTCTTGAAGTTGATTGAATCTTTGTTCAACAATACCAGGCATATCGGCAGATGCCTTCTCAACGTTGCCTCTAATACGACACTCTGCCTTTGCTGATTCTAATTCAGCCTCATAGTGTTTGATTGCTTCTGGTATTGCACTGATATCTTTTGCTATTTTTTGATACCAACCAGCCATTAGTAGTCCTCTTGTTCTTCGTCGATATCTAAAAAGTATTGTATCGCTTTATCTAAATCGTCATCTGCACCTAAGGCGTCTTTTAGGTCATCATCTTCGACGCCATGGTCAGCCAATAAGTCTACAAACTTTTCTGCAATCAAATCCATCGGTTGTTTCCGATCAATGTATTCTTTGAAAAAATTCCAAAGTTCTACAATTTGTGATCCTGATAACATCTTACTCCTCTTCTGTAGTAGTTTCTTGTACTTCAGCGGGTTCCAAATTACTAAAGTCTTTCATTACATTGTCTAGTAATTCACCACCCTGTTCCCAAACTCTTCTATATTCTTTGTGTTCCGTTTTTTTGGAATCCACATATTTAAGTCTGTTGCCGTCTTTACTTAAGATGCCTTTTTTCTCAAACAAGTCTACAAGTCCACTGTAAGGATTCATTCCAGTTTCATATGGAATCTTGACTTGCACACCTTCAAAAGGTTTGTTAAATCTTGTCTTCATCACTTTACAAGCCGCTCTAATACCTTTTACATCAGTTGTTTTATTGCCATCTTCATCTTCTTTTAATTTTAATTTACGCATAGCAACCACAATACTTGATGCATATATAAATCCTTGTCCACCTGATATCTTATCATCTGGATCGAACATATCTTGCGATGCGTATGTGTGGTTTGTTGCAACAAGTCCTACGTTGTGACTACCAAACATATTCACACAGTTTCTTACAAGTGCGGTAAGTGCCTTAGGTTTTCTACCCATGTCACCTTTCATATCACCTTTTCCAAACTGATCAACATCTGTTGGAGTCAACAACATACCTAAAGAATCTATTACAAATAATACTTTTGGTCTATCGTCTTCGCTCATTGCTCTATAATCTGCCATAAATGTTGATACAGTTTTTGCAACATCATCAATCATTGACATATTAAGTTTTAATAATTTTTTCTCATCTGTGTCTACGCCTAATGCGTGTAACCATCCCTCATCTAATGCGTTTTCAGAATCTATTAGTACAACAAATATACCTTGATCCTGTGCCGCCTTTACAATGTTACCTGCACAGATATAAGATTTACCTGAACCAGACTCTCCTGCAAACACAGTCACTTTGCCTAGAGGTATACCTTTATTGAAGTCTCCACTCACTAGATAGTTGAGTGCATAATTTCCTGTCGAAATCCAATCTGTTGGATCATGAAATCCAGAACTCATACCAGTAATGGACTTTGTTAGTGTCTTTCTAAATTTGCTTACGTCGAATGCCTTTACCATTTTATTTTCCCTTTGTTAGGGGATCCTGTTTCAGCAGGACCCCCAATGTGCTTTACTTTTGTTGTCTTGCTCTAATCATCGCCAAGATGTCTTCAGCCTTACTTCCTGATTTATTATCAGTTGTTGTAGCCGCAGGCGTCTCTTGAGTTTTAGTTTCAGCAACTGGTGTTGACTTCACTTCCGGAGCAGGAGTTTCTGCTTTCGGAGTTACTGGATCACCTGTTCTTGCACTAACACCTGCTGGTCTGAAGTATTGACCAAATTTGTCTTGATCATACGCTTCACCATCAACTGATGCCTCAAACATTTCTTTGATTACTTTTACATCAACTTCTGATGGCTTTTTAGGAAGGAAACCATTCAAGTCAAATAGACCGTGAGTTTCAATCGCCTTATTTTCATCTTCAGTTAACGGTCTTGATTTTCTCGACCATGTAGATGTTGAGTAATCTGCGTATCCGCCTTTACTTGTTTTGATTATTCTGAAGTCTACTCCGCTTGTAGAATCAGTTGGAAGGTCTTCCATATCTGGATCCATCAATGCTCCTTTAATTATTTGGAATATTTGTGGACCAATTATGAATCTTCTAATTGGATTCTCTGGAGTGTTTTCTTCGTTTAGTGGATCATCTTTCACAAAACCTTGGAAGATGTAACTTCTTTTCTTCCAATATTTTCTTCCCATGTCCTCTAACTTAGGATCTTTGAACCAACCTCTGACTTCAGATAGTATTGGACAAGTTTCTCCATACATTTCCATACATGGAACTTGAACTTGTACTGGTCTTGAATCCGTGTCACCTTTTATACCTGCGAAAGGTAGTTTGATCATTAAACGTTCTTTCCAGAAAAAAGTGTTGTCCTTATCTCCATCTGGCAGGAATCTTACAGTTGCCTGCTCTCCCTCTTTTAGATTCCAGAATGGATAAATGGCGTTGTCTCCGCCTGTTCTTGAAGAGCCACCTGATTTAACTTCTTGATCTTTCAGTTTCGCTCTTATTTCTGCTAGTGTTGCCATAATGTTTAGCCTCCTATATTGCCTATTATTATTATGTGCCTTATTGTTAATATAGCACAGACAAGCATACTTGTCAATATATACTAACAAAACTATTTAGTCAATCGGAAATGGTAAAATTTATTACTGGACGCCTGCCAATTTTTTGATTTTTTCTATCTCGTGGTCTTTGCCGGCAGTCATTTTGTGAATTGCCTCTTGGGCAGTCCTGATGTGTGCATCTCCAAATTTCTTTTCAACAGCAGTTAGGATCGCTGTCTCACCTTTTGGAAATTGATTTGATGTGTAGTCAAAGAAACTTTTTATAAATTCTTGTACGTCTTCCTCTGATGCATTTGGCATTTCTGGTTTTGGTGCTTCATCTTTTTCAAACTTGCTTCTTAAATGATCAAGTTTTGCTTGGAAATCGTCTGATTTCAAATATGCTGAAAAACTTCCATATTCTTCTTTTTCTTCCTTAGACATATTGTTCCATTGGTCAAGTGCTATTTCTTTTGACTCATCACCATACTGTGGATTACCATCCGGATCTGACATTGCTTCTTTTTCTTTTGAACCGTATCTTAATTTGTCAAAATTCTTTTTCAAATATGCCATTGCCGCTTTGGCATCACCAAATTTTTCTACTGACTTACCATCTTTGCCCAATACATCAAACACAGTTTTACCATCGTCACCTTTGTACATTGACACATAAGGTTTAATGTCTTCAAATGTTATTGCTTC